ATGATCTATGATTCCGGCGAGACAAACGTCGGAAAGATTACTGTTAGAACAGTGTCCGGCACAGGTACAATAGTCTCCAGCATACTAGCAGGTGATGGACAAACTTTACAATCAATTTACACAATACCACGGGGCTACACCGCTTATTTATGTGGAGCCACTGTAGGTGTTGGAAAGGGCGGCGACGCCCTGATAAGACTCTACGCTAGAGAGAACTACTTTGAAGTAGCCTCTTTTAAAGTTAAGTCTACAGTAGGACTATATGAAACTACAGTATCACAGAATTATGAAGTTCCTCTGCGTTTTATACAACAAACTGATATTGATTTTAGAATAGTGTCTTCAGCAAATAACTTTACTGCTTCTGCATCATTCGACCTAATACTAGATAAGATATAATAATATAGCAAAAAGCTTACTGCTTTCCAGTGTAGCAGTATTAATGGGATTAGTGTAATGATTTATTTAAAACGTGGTACTTGGTGTTATCGTAATCCAGAAGGAAAGCTGTTTAAATTTGAAACAGAGGAGGCGGCTATACAAGCTGCGGGGTCTACAAGCCCTATAGAAGCTCGCATAGCCGAAAGCACCTTTGTATATAATACTTACAGGGAATACCAACAGGATATAACTGAGTTAAACTCTGATGGTAACTATACTACAGACGAGGATGGCGAAGATCTTCTACTGGATGATGAAGAAGAGTAAATAAATGGCAATTGAAATTAGCCGACGAGATATAACCGGCGATAGTATTTTAGAGTTACAATCTGAGACAAGGTTCTTGAAGCTCCCAATTCCTCCATACTTGGATTTGTTGGGAGTACAACCGCTTCCATCGCAGGTAGCAATTATCAATGCGACCAATAATCCGAAGTATCGATTTGTGTGCGCCGCCGTATCGAGGCGACAAGGCAAAACATACATCGCCAATATTATTGGACAGCTAGTTTCTCTAGTGCCAGGATCCAATATCCTTATAATGTCTCCCAACTATGCCTTGTCTCAGATTTCCTTTGATCTACAAAGGAATCTGATAAAGCATTTTGATTTAGAGGTTACCAAGGATAATGCAAAAGATAAAGTTATTGAAATATCGAACGGCTCTACAATCCGTATGGGATCGGTCAATCAAGTTGATTCTTGTGTTGGCCGTTCTTACGATCTTATTATTTTTGACGAAGCTGCTTTGGCTGATGGAAGAGACGCGTTCAACGTAGCACTTCGTCCTACCCTCGATAAGCCTAACTCAAAAGCGATTTTTATATCGACCCCACGGGGTCGTAACAACTGGTTCTCTGAGTTCTATTATAGAGGTTACTCAGATGAGTTTGAAGAATGGTGTTCAATTCGTGCAACTTATCGTGACAACCCCCGTATGTCTGAAACTGACATTAAAGAAGCCCGTAAGTCTATGTCTGATGCAGAATTCAGGCAAGAGTATGAGGCTGACTTTAATACCTACGAAGGACAGATATGGAAGTTTAATTTTGAAGACAACGTAAAAGATTTATCTCATTTTGACACTAGTCGTATGGATGTCTTTGCGGGGTTGGACGTTGGTTTTAAAGATCCAACAGCAATGTGCGTAATCGCATATGATTGGGATACAGAACGGTACTACCTAGTAGATGAGTATCTAAATGCAGAGAGAACAACGGAGCAGCATGCAGAAGAAATCCAGAAACTTATAGATCGTTGGGATATTGATTATATCTATATTGATAGTGCTGCTCAGCAGACACGGTTCGATTTCGCGCAGAATTATGGAATATCCACTATTAACGCGAAAAAATCGGTCTTGGACGGAATTTCTCATGTTGCCTCCCTTGTAGACAATGATTTCTTATTCGTAGATCAGCTACAAAAAGAGTCATTAATGTGCCTAGATGCATATCAGTGGGATCCCAACCCAAACTTAATAAAAGAGAAGCCTAAACATAATATGGCCTCCCACATGGCTGATGCTATACGTTACGCATTATATTCGTTCGAAACAACGGCTACTACATTTTGATGACAGGTGCTTAAAAATAATTATTGACATGCTACCTTAAACTAGTTATAATTCTTCTAATGAAAAATCGATCCTGGAAACCGAAATGCCTACGTTAAAACGTGATATAGTCAAATATGTTCGAGACAAGGCAAAGTCTAAGTATAAGAAGGGAACGGCTTGTGAGATTTGTAACGAAACAGAGCAGCTTGATTTTCACCATTACTACAGCCTTACTCCACTACTTAATCAGTGGATTTTAAAGAACAAGCATAACCCTGAGTATATACAATCACTTCGGGATGATTTTATTGAAGAACATTCAAGTCAGTTGTATGATGATACTGTGACGCTGTGCCACACCCATCACTTAAAGCTGCACTCAATTTATGGCAAAGATCCCGCACTCGGAACAGCATTAAAGCAGATGCGCTGGGTAGAGATACAGAGAGAAAAATATGGCTTGGTATGAAAATATTTTCACTAGATCTGCGAAAGATGATTTAGATCTAGAGGAGAAACTCAATCCTGCTCAGAGATACTTTGACCATAAAACGGAGCCCTCTCGCGAGCCTCATTATTCTTATGAAAGAGCCTATGAAGAGCTGGAGATTGTTAACCGAGCTGTAAATATAATTGTTGATGACTGTGCCGAGATACCTACTACTGTAGGCGTGCAGCATAAAGGTACTAGCGTAATAAAGGGTATCAAGCGTGCAAGAGTAGATCTTCTATTAAACTACGAGCCCAACCCTTTTCAAGATATTAACTCATTCAAGCGTAACATGATTATTGACTACTTGATTGATGGTAATATCTTTATCTACTTTGATGGCGTACATTTATATCACCTTCCTGCAAGTAAGATGACTATTCATGCTAGCGATACTACTTATGTTAGCCACTACTCCTTCAACGGTAAAATTGACTACTCGCCTAGCGAGATTATACACATTAAAGAAAACTCATTCTACTCAATCTATAGAGGCGTTCCACGTTTAAGCCCTGCATTACGTACTATGAAGTTGATAACAAGTATGCGTAAGTTTCAGGATAACTTTTTCAAGAACGGCGCAGTACCAGGACTTGTGTTAAGATCACCAAATACTTTGTCTGAGAAGATTAAAGACCGTATGTTGATGTCTTGGCAGGCACGATACTCTCCAGAAGCGGGAGGTCGTCGACCATTAATTCTAGACGGTGGTATCGAAGTAGATTCGCTGTCAAACGTGAATTTTAAAGAATTAGATTTTCAAGCAGCGATTGCAGACTGCGAAAAGATTATTTTGAAGGCACTTGGAGTGCCTCCAATTATGTTAGACTCGGGAAATAACGCTAACATTCGCCCAAATATGCGTATGTATTATCTTGAGACTATACTACCTATTGTTGGAAAAATTAATTTTGCATTCGAAAGATTTTTCGGGTTTGAGTTAAAAGAAGATGTTAGCGATATACCTGCACTACAGCCTGAATTACGTGATGCAGCCGCCTATTATACTTCACTAGTAAATGGCGGTATCATTACCCCTCAAGAAGCGCGAGACGCACTTGGGTTCGCCGCAGTAGTCGATGGCACCGAAGAAATTCGAGTACCAGCAAATATAGCAGGTTCCGCCGCCAATCCAGATTTAGGTGGTGCACCCAAAGATCCCACACCAGGAGACTCAAATGTCGAATAAAAGACAACGTAAAGCAGCATTAGCAACACTCGCCATGTACTTTGTTGAAAAAGGAAAAGTACTTACTCAAGCAGAGTATATCGCTTCTACTGATAAGCCAATCCTTTTCTCGGGCCTACGCAGCGTTTTCAGAGCGTACTCTAGAATGGTACCAATGTTACTAACTGAGCAGCCAGAGCTACTAGCCATGATTGCCAAGAAAAAAGAGACGCCGGCACCCGTTGTAGCACCTACACCAGTACCAGCAGCTCCCAAAGCACCAACACCAGCTCCTAAGGTTGCGGTCAAGCCTGCTGCTAAACCAGCAGTTAAAGAAGAGAAAGATAATGAATAAAATCTTTAATCTTACTTCTACTTTTAAAGCTCTCGAAAATGACGATGGTTCTGTTATGATCCGGGGCATGGCAAGTACGGCTGATTTCGATCGCGCGGGTGACTCAATTTCTGCGGAAGCTTGGCAAAAAGGTGGATTAAAAAACTTTGAAAAAAATCCAATTATTCTATTCAATCATGACTATGATAGACCAATTGGTAGAGCAACAGGTATCAAAGCTGGCCCAAACGGGCTAGAGCTAGAGTGTAAGATCAGTAAAAATGCACCTGGTAATGTAGCTGAACTTGTTAAAGACGGTGTTCTTGGAGCCTTTTCTGTCGGTTTCAGAGTCAAGGATGCCGATTACCTTAAAGAAACCGATGGACTAATGATTAAGGATGCTGAGTTGTTTGAAGTTTCGGTTGTTTCCGTACCATGCAATCAGTCAGCTACTTTTTCTCTGGCGAAGTCTTTTGATTCTGATGCAGAATACGAAGCCTTCAAAAAAACTTTCACTAATCGTGTAGATCTAGCCGGTCAGTCTCTGGCTAAGGACGAAGTTAATACTTCTAGCGTAGCTAGTGACCACACACCGAAAAGCGCGGAAATTACCGCAACAAAGGAGATCAAAATGGATCAATCATCCACTATCGACTTGGAAGCTTTTGCTAAAAAAGTAGCTGATGAAACTGCTGCCAAAATCGCAATGAAGCAAGCCGAGCAAAAAGCAGCTGAAAAAGCAGAATACGAAGCTAAAGCAGCTCAAGAAAATGCAATCGAAGCACAGAATATCACTATCAAAAATGGTATTGAATCTGGTGTTGAGCGATTGATGTCTGACATTCAGGCACAAATGTCTGCTAAAGACGCAAAATATGACGAAGTTATTGCTAAGTTCGCTAAAGATTTGGAAGAGAAATCTACCGAAATCTCTCAAATGCGTGACAGCAAGCGTGTTTTCTCTGACCGTGGTCAGGCAAAAGGCGACGTATCTAAGTGGGGCCAGGACTTTATGTATGCTTCATTGTTAGGTACTATGACTGGCAAAAGCATTGACGGCACTAAGTTTGGCCGTGACTTGTTCGAAAAAGCTGGTATCGACTATGCTACCAACGCTGGTGATATCGACCAGGAAGTTGCTCGTATGATCGAGAAAGAAGTTACTTTGAACTTGCGTACAGCTGGTCTGTTCCGTGAAATCAGAGTAAATGGTGCAGCAACTGTACTGCCAATCCAGCCTGATGTTGAAGCTGCTACTTTCCAAACTGGCGCAGCCGCTGGTGGTAACTTGGAAAATCGTGGTGCTACAAACAGCACTTACCAGCCTTCACAAGTAATCTTGAATGCTTACCGTTTGATTAGCCAGACTTTCATGGACAACCATATTGACGAAGAAGTACTCGTTAACTTGATGCCTATGCTTGTTGACTCAGTTGCTCGTGCTCACGCTCGTGCAGTTGATAACGCTATCATCAATGGTTCTGGTTCAATCACTGGTCTTGACGGATACGCAACTGCTCATGCTACTCCTCTAGGTATCGGCGCTGGCGACGTTCTGACCGCTGCTAAGCTGATGTCTGCACGTAAGATGATGGGCAAGTATGGTATCAACCCATCCGACGTAGCTTATATTGTTTCACAAGCTCGTTACTACGAACTGATCGAAGATGCTGGCTTTGCTGACATTACCGATGTAGGTTCTGATGTTGCTACCAAGCTGACTGGTGCTATTGGCGGAGTCTATGGCTCACCAGTAATCGTTTCTGACAGCTTTGCTGATGAAGCTGCTGGCGTACCTGCCGCATTCGCAGTTAACCTGCGTAACTACTGTATCCCACGTCTTCGTGGTGTAACGGTAGAGCAGGATTACGAAGTTGGTAATCAGCGTCGTGTTATCGTTGCTACTCAATCACTCGGTTTTGAAGAGTTGGTTGCGGATGCTGCAGGTAACCGTTCTGCTGTTAAGATCGACTTAGCTAGCTAAATAAAAGCTAAAAACGAAGGGGAGTTCGCTCCCCTAAGTTTTTACTAATGGACTTATTATGGTGGATTTTGTAACAATTGAAGAATATAAAGAGGCAGAGGGTATCTCTTCCCCCAAGGAAGACCTGCGCCTTAATACTCTAATCCCTTCTGTGAGTCAATTAGTAAAAACTTATTGTGGTAATAGTATAGTAGACTTCTACTCTACTAATAAAACTGAAGTATTAAATGTTAACTGGGATACTCATGTCCTGCAACTGACAGAGAGCCCCGTTAATACTATAGTCAGCGTAGAGGAAAGAAACACATATGATGCAGCATACGTACCTCTTACAACTAGTGCCTTCGAATATTATCTAGACCCTACTACTGATAGCGTGTTACGCACAACAGGTGGCCGCTCTTATAAATCTTGGGCAAAAGGCCCTGGTGCAGTGCGTGTTGTATATACCGCAGGATACTCAGAGTGTCCCGCAGATCTTAAGCTAGCCGTTATTGATATGATAACTTATTATCTCAAAGATGAGCACAAAGAACGACGTACAATGCAGGGCGCTAGCGTGCAGAATGCTGCAAGCACTACTCAAGCCAATAACGTAGCATTTCCAGACCATATTAAGCGTGTTCTGGATCTATATAAAAACTTTTAGATGAGTAAAAAATCATTAGGCTTATTCGTGCATAGGTTGCATCAGGAGTTAGAAGGATACAAAGAGTACCGATCTGTAATGAATCTAGAGCAACACACTTTTGTATTTAACAAAAGAACCTTAGTTGCACAGACATTAGCACAGCTAAAAAAAGGGGGTTCTGAAATACCCCCCGATACACGTAGAAAGATGAAAATAGCTTTAACAGATCTGGCCAATAAGCACGGAGACCTACTAATAGCAAAATTAGAAGAAATAGCAAAGACTAAACTACCCAAGCCAGGAGGTAAAGTAACCTTAGTTTTTTCTAGTGATACAACGATACCTTTGCCAGACTATTATAAAATGGATGCGTTAGATCTACCAGTGTTTGCTAGGGTTAAAATAGTATATAGAGAGATTATTAATAATTACTTTAAAGATATGCAATTATGGCTTGCAGAGAACGCAGAAGAATATCTAGCCAAAAATAAGGATGGAAGCACTAAGGGAAGCACTAGATTTTTCTTTGACGCAGGGCATGAAGAAGGTTATGGAGTATTTGAGAGATTTATTGATCAGGCAACTTTAAATATTGCTAAAGGTCTAGAGCAAAGTACAGATTCAGACTCCGAGGCCGCTAGAGCTAGAATTATTAACGAACTTAAGGATTTAGGGTTCGAACTTGATATTGCGAAATCAGATAGTACTGACTCCATAGTTATTAAGATAGAGTCTACCTATTTGAATAGAAGACGAGGCTCCCAGGTGAGCAAGCGTAGTAAAACTCTAAGAGCGGCAGTACTAAAGTTCATTGAGGCTAACCCTCTTGCAGACTTAGAGGGCTCCGACTCTATTAAAACGCGAAAAAGAAAAAAAGCTATAAAAGCCGTTTTAGACCCTTTTAAGAAGCTAAAATCAGTAAAGGTAACATCAGAAGATACAGAAATTAAGTTAGCAGATACTAAAACTAAAAAGGCACCTGCAAGTACCATTAAATCATCAAAAGCTGCAGTAGGGAAGTTACAAGGACTTAAAGCCCGTAAGATTAAAAGAACCGCTAGGCCTGCCACCTCTATGTTACAGATGATAGGTATTATCAATGAACAGCTACCAAGCACATTGCAAAAGAACATGATGGTACCGCGCTTAGAAAATAGAACAGGGCGTTTTGCAAATAGTGTAGAGGTTACAGATATAACTAAAACACTAAAAGGGTACCCTAGTATTGGCTATACTTATCAGAAGTTTCCCTACCAGACATTTGAGCCAGGGTTTAAACAAGGTAGTGTAGAGAGAGATCCACGCAAACTAATTGACACCTCTATAAGAGAGATAGCAGCAAAGCTAGCTATCGGTAGATTCTACACTAGGAGACTATGATGGGAGAGAGACTATACACTACAAGGCGATTATCAATTATAAATGCTCTTGTAGAGAAATTGAAAGAAATAAATGGTCAAGGCAGCTTCCTAACTAATTTAAATAAAAGCGTCTCCCCAAGACTAAAATTCTGGGATGAGATTGAAGAATTTCCCGCAGTTCATCTTAATGCGGGGTCTGAGACCAGAGAGTACCAGGCTGGGGGTTACAAGGATAGATACTTATCAATAACTTTAAGATGTTATGTAAATGAAGAAGATGCAGTAGCTGCATTAGATGCTTTACTTGAAGATGTAGAAACAATACTAGAAGAGAATTCTAGATTAACGTATACTAACAGAGTAGGTATTTCTGAGTATACTCAACAAATCACAATAGTCAGTATTGATACTGACGAAGGTGTACTTGAACCCTACGGTGTCGGAGAGATGCAGATCGAGGTTCATTACTAGAAAATACTGGCAAGAACAAAAGTTCACGTCCATGTCTTTTCAAGATAACATAGGAGAATAACTATGGCCGATACATTATATTTTAGCAGAGACTCGAAAGTCTATATTGAGGCATTGGATCCCAGTACAGGTGCACCCTACAGTTCATCCGTTGTATGGGAAATACCAGTCCTCGATGGCTTTTCTTTCTCACAAGCAACAAACACCTCAGAGATTACTCTGAATGAAATGGCATCTACTACAGGAGTTAGCCGTAGAGGTCGTCAAATGTTTACGGATTCGTATGCACCAGCAGAGTGGAGCTTTTCTACTTATGCACGTCCATTCACAGCCGTAGTTGGTGTTGATGGAGCAGCAGACTCTGCAGCTAATCATCACGCAGTAGAAGAAGTATTATGGGCTATGATGGTAGGAGATGCTGCTTATGACGCAAATACTTTCACAGGATTTACAGCAAGCACATCAGAATTAGCAATTGATTTTGACTCTTCTAACAAGACTACTTTAGGTACTTGTAATCTTTACTTCGTACTTGGTGGAGCCGGGGCAGGGACTAAAACTATCTATAAGATGGCGAATTGCTGCGTTAATGAAGCTGGTCTGGATTTTGATATTGATGGTATTACTACTATTAATTGGTCTGGAATGGGTACTATTATTTCAGAGGAGTCTTCATTCCCAGCAGCAACAGTGTTTGAAGCAGTAACCTCTACAGGTAACTTTATTCGTAATCGCTTAACGTCACTTACAGCAGTTTCTAGTACTCCTACAGTAACGACTTATAATTTAGTTCTTACTGGGGGCAGTGTTACTATTTCTAACAATATGACATTCCTAACGCCTGAAACCCTTGGTACGATTAACCAGCCATTAGGTCATGTCACCGGAACACGTACTGTGTCAGGTAGCTTTACTTGCTACTTAAATGCGGATACTGATTCAAGTGCTGATTTGTTTGAGAACTTAATTGAAGGGACTACAACTATTACTAATGACTTTGATCTTCTTTTCAAAGTTGGTGGTACTGCAGCCCCTAGAATGGAACTACAAATGGCCCACTGCCACCTAGAAGTACCAAGCCATGGTATTGATGATATTATCTCTCTTGAGACAGCATTCCATGCCTTACCAAGTGCTATAAATGAGACAGACGAAATTACCATCAAGTATGTAGGTGCGTAAAAAAAGTTCTTGACAATGATGGTCTTTTCTACTATACTATGTAAATAGAAAAAGCAAAAGGGGTTCTTTCTAGGGCCCCTTTTACTATCCGGAGAAGCATGGCTAATTACAATATACTGAAACAAGCAGAAGTCTATCTAGTATATGCTGGTAATAGGCATAGGTTGCATGTTACCCCAGATATTAGCTTTAGTCAAACCTTTACGGATAACACTTATCCTGTAAAGACATTACATGAGCAACATAAGATGCACGAAGCATCTAATATTAAAAAAGCTAATGCTGCAAACTTTGAATTTACCATACCAATATTGGACGAAAATGATCTAGATGTAGTATTTAATTTACTAGTGGATTATAAGTCAGGGACTAATACTTTAAACACCTTTGACTTATACATAAAATTACCTAATGATGTTTATAAGCTGGAAACCTGCGTCATAACTAATGGGACATTCTTAATTGAGAAATTAGAGAATCTCAAATTGACAATAGGCGGACAAGCATCTAAACTTACACGAGGTGCAACTTTACCTACAACACAGACTAATCCAAGTGTTGTGGTACAGGCATATACGCAAAATCGAACGTATCAACGTATCGAACACCTATTTGTAAGCATAGATGGAACAGAGCTTACTGAAGGTATCTATAAAGTTAGTGTAGAACTCCAAAATGATATAGAATGGACTCCTTACACAACTGTCAATGATGCATTAAATGCTGTAGATGCAGCAACTTTAATGTACCCCTCTACTTTCGTCTTGAAGAAACGAATCTTATCTGGTTCTGTTGGGCAGTATGTATTAGATACTTTTAATACGGATGTGCAGCAATGGAAGACAGGAGTTCCTATTTTAATAGCTGCGGGCAGCACTAGCACAAACTTTCAAGGTCTAAGGTTTGACTTGGAAGATTGTAGTTTTACTAATAGGAATAATGTTCAGGACGTGTTTACACAGTTCTACGACTGGAAGATGAACCATAACCCTACCGATCTTGGTAGTAAAATAAAATTTAATAACATAACTTA